TGTGTTTCCTCCACACTTAGTTGCTAAACAAATGCAACGTATTCAAGATAAAGAATACTCTGTAGAATATTTAGAACTTTCTAGAAATGCTGAGGGTAAGATTGTAGACAAACCTTCTAGGAAGATTCCCATAATGGAGTTTCCTATATCTAAAAAGACAGAAGATAAAGAAGGAGTTATTTGTATTTACGAAAGACCACATAAAGATCCTCCTTTTGGGATGTACTATGCTTCTGTGGACCCTGTTAGTGAAGGAAAGACTACAACATCTGATTCACTATGTTCTATATACGTATATAAGAATCCAGTGGAGGTTATCAAGGATGACGGTAATGGATCTGTAAAAAATGAGATAGAACGTGACATGATCGTAGCATCATGGTGTGGACGTTTTGATGATCTTAACAAAACACATGAACGTCTAGAGCTTCTTATAGAATGGTATAATGCCTGGACAGTTGTAGAAAATAACGTAGCTTTGTTTATTCAGTATATGATATCTAAAAGAAAACAGAGGTATCTAGTACCAAAAGATATGATCTTATTCTTAAAAGATATTGGTGCAAACCGAAACGTTTTTCAAGAATATGGATGGAAGAACGTAGGTACATTATTTAAGGGCACTGTTTTATCTTATGGTATTGAATTTCTTAAAGAAGAGCTAGATTATGAGACTAAAGAAAATGGTGACATTGTAAAGACAATCTATGGAGCAGAACGTATTCCTGACATAATGCTTCTAAAAGAGATGCAGGCATACAGAGATGGTCTAAACGTGGATAGGTTAGTCTCATTTTGTGCTCTTATAGCGTTTGCAAAGGTGCAACAAAGCAACAGAGGACTGACTAAACGTGTAGAAGTTACAAAAGAAAACTTGGATAACTCCCAGAAATTTAGTAAATTAAATTGGAGCCCCTTTAGACATATAGGTGGTTCTAAAGGTAATGGAGTTAATTCAAAAAGCCCACGTAATCCTTTTAAAAATATGAGATAACTATGGAAAATCAACAACTTCATGCTCAAAAAGTAACAATTCTTTCTAGATTGATTAAAGAAAACTATCTAACCCTTGAGGAAGCTTTGCTCCTTTTAAAGGAAGAGGAGCCAAAACAAGCATCAATAAATTTTGTAAGCGGTAGTGGTACAGCTGTTTATCCTCCATTGGGTACTTGGAGTACAACTACTAATTATCCTTCGTTCATTTCTACAACTGGCTCATCTTTTACTAATACAGCTGTAGATAATTCAGCAGACTTAAATACTTAAACATCATGGTTATATACAATGCCTTAGATCTAAAATCTGGTAAAAAAGCTGATTACAATAAAATGGGTACTCTTACCCAACCTATCCAGTTTATTTCTGAAAAGGAAAAAAATGAGGAGTGGAGAGCTTGGAACCTAGATTGGCTAGAATTTCAGGGTATGAAACAGCTTAGACGCAATGCTCGTAGACTTATGAAGAACTACAAGCTTGCCAAAGGTATTATTGATAAGGCTGATTACATTGTAGAAGAGGACAATGAGATGGCAGATCTTATTGACACGCTTACAAAAGAAGATGAGTCTGCACTAGAGCTTAAGTTTTATCCTATTATCCCTAACGTAATCAACGTGTTATGTAATGAGTTTTCTAAAAGAAGCTCACGTATCATGTTTAGAGCAGTGGATGACATCTCTTACAATGAGATGTTAGAAGCTAAACGTCAAATGATTGAGGATGTTTTAATACAACAGGCTCAAATGAAGATGATGACTCAGATGATAAGTCAAGGAGCTGACTTTCAATCTGAAGAATCTCAGCAGATGATGACTCCAGAGAACCTTAAAACACTTCCTGAGATAGAGTCCTTTTTTAAGAAAGACTATAGATCTATGGTTGAGGAGTGGGCTACACATCAGATGTCAGTAGATGAGGAAAGATTTAAGTTACAAGAACTAGAAGAACGTGCATTTAGAGACATGTTGATTACAGATCGTGAGTTCTGGCACTTTAACATGAAAGAAGATGACTATGAACTAGAGCTTTGGAATCCTCTTTTAACTTTTTATCATAAGTCTCCAGATGTTAGATACATCTCTCAAGGTAATTGGGTCGGTAAGATGGATATGATGTCTGTATCAGACGTTATTGACAAGTATGGATGGATGATGACCCAAGAACAATTGGAGTCCTTAGAAGCCATCTATCCGGTTCGTGCAGCAGGGTATGCTGTACAGGGATACCAGAATGACGGTACATATTATGATCCTACTAGATCTCATGAATGGAATACAGAAATGCCATCATTGGGGTATAGACAATATGCTTCTTTATATGACACTAAGTTTGGTACAGGAGATATTGTAGAGTGGATCTTATCAGATTCAGAAGACACTGTAGACTTTGGTAAAACACACTTACTACGTGTTTCCAACATCTATTGGAAGTCTCAACGTAAGGTGGGACACTTGACTAAAATTACAGAAGAAGGGGAAACTATACAAGACATAATTTCAGAAGAATACAAGGTTACAGATAAACCTATGTATAACACTGCAGTGTATAAAGAAAAATCTAAAGATAACTTAATCTTTGGTGAGCATATTGATTGGATCTGGATTAACGAAGTTTGGGGTGGTATTAAGATAGGCCCTAATAGACCAGCTTTCTGGGGTATGAATAATCCAGGTGGAATCAATCCAATTTATCTAGGACTCAATGGGGGCAAACCAGGAAGAGTTCCGTTCCAGTTTAAAGGAGATGCAACATTATACGGATGTAAGTTACCAGTGGAAGGTTCTGTATTTGGTGATCGTAACACCCGCAGTATTTCATTGGTAGATCTTATGAAACCATACCAGATAGGCTACAATATTGTAAATAACCAAATAGCAGACATCTTGGTTGATGAGCTAGGTACGGTTATTATGTTGGACCAGAACTCTTTGCCACGTCACTCTATGGGAGAAGATTGGGGTAAAAATAATCTGGCCAAAGCCTATGTGGCTATGAAGAACTTCCAGATGTTACCATTGGATACTTCTATTACAAACACTGAAAATGCTCTTAATTTCCAGCACTACCAAGTGTTAAACTTAGAGCAGACTAATAGATTACTTTCTCGTGTAAACTTAGCTGGTTATTTTAAGAACCAAGCTTTTGAGGTGATTGGTCTTAACCCACAACGTATGGGTCAGACTATTGCTCAACAAACAGCTACAGGAGTAGAGCAAGCCATGAATGCTTCTTATGCACAGACAGAACAGTATTTCATACAGCACTCTGATAACTTAATGCCAAGAGTTCACCAAATGAGAACTGACTTAGCTCAGTATTATCATTCTAATAAACCTAGTATTAGATTACAGTATATCACTGGTTCAGATGAAAAGGTTAACTTTCAGATGAATGGCAGTGATCTATTAATGCGTGATCTAAATATATTCTGTACCACTAAGACAAACTCTCGTTCTATAATGGAGCAGCTTAAACAACTAGCTATAAGTAATAACACCATGGGTGCTTCTATTTATGATCTAGGTAATGTTATTAAGTCTGAGTCTATTGCAGAGCTTACAGGTGTACTTAAAGAGGCTGAAGAAAAGACTACAGCTCAGAAACAAGCTGAGATGCAACAACAACAACAGATGCAGCAAGAAATGCTTGAGTCTCAAGAACGTCAGAAACAGATGGATCTACAGTTTAGAGCTGAACAAGCTGATATGGATAGAAAAACACAGCTTACTGTTGCAGAGATTAGATCAGCAGGTTATGGTGCTACTTCTGATATTAACCAAAATCAAATGTCTGATTATCAAGATGCTATGGCTAATATTCAGAAACAGGATAACTATCAAGATGCTATGAACTTTAAACGTGAGCAAGAGATAAATAAAAATTCTACTAACCAACAAAAGTTAAACATTACTCGTGAAGAGTTACAGACTAGAAAAGAAATAGCTGACAAGCAGTTACAGATTGCTAGAGAAAATAAAAATAAATATGATGCATCTAAATCTTCTACTAAAAAGTAGGGTTAGTTATAGCTCTATTATCCGTACCTTAGATAAAAATATTAGCGGATAAGTAAATTTTTAAGATTTAAGTTGTATATTAATTATGTAGAGATACACAAAAAAACCAAACAAAATGACTGATAATCAAACCAGTGTACAGACTTCTGTACAACAAGTGGATCTTGATATTGACAGTTGGTTAGGAGCACCCGGTGCGGATAGCATTGTTACTCCAAACACTGAAGATAAGAAAGAACCAAAACCAAACATCTTTAGTCAAGACAAGTTTGACACAAACTTTCTAGATGAAGATGATGATAGTAAAGATGAAGGTGCTGAAGACAAGCCTAAAAACGCAGAAGCATCTAAAGACTTTATTAACAACCTTGTGAATGTAGATGATAATGATCAAGATGATGATCAACCATCTAAATCTAAAGGTGGAAGACCTAAGACAGAAAAGTCTGGCTTAGTAGAGTTTCTTAAAAAGCGTATAGAGTCAAAAGAAATGTTTGCTTTTGATGACTATGACGAAAGTAATCAATCTCTTGAAGACTACTTAGGTGGTCTTGCAGAGAAAGATGTAGAGGAACTATGGCAAGCTAACGTAGATAACATGAAATCTGAGGTGGCAGCTAAAACTCCAAAAGAGTTTTTTGAAGCTTTACCAGATGAGTTGCAATATGCAGCTAAGTATGTGATGGACGGTGGACAAGATCTTAAAGGTCTTTTCCAAGCTTTGGCTCAGGTAGAACAGGTTAGATCTTTAAATCCTAAAGATGAAAATGACCAAGAAGGTATTGTAAGATCTTATTTACAAGCCACTGGTTTTGGTAACGAAGAGGAGATTGATGAAGAAGTAACCACCTGGAAAGATCTAGGAGTACTAGAGAAAAAAGCTAAACAGTTCAAGCCAAAGCTTGATTCTATGCAAGAAGAAATTGTAAAGAGTCAGATTGCTGAACAAGAAGCTAGAAAAGAACAACAGGAACAAGCAGCTGAAGCTTACATGCAAAATGTATTTGAAGCTCTTAGACCTGCTGAAATTAATGGATTAAAGTTGGACAAAAAGACACAAGCTCAATTATATAGCGGTCTTGTACAACCACAGTATCCATCTATTAGTGGACGTCCAACAAACTTGTTGGGTCATCTTTTAGAGAAATACCAGTTTGTTGAACCAAACTATCCATTGATTGCTGAAGCTCTTTGGTTGTTATCTAATCCTGATGAGTATCGTCAGACATTAACTAAACAAGGAAAGAACCAAGCAGTAGAACAAACAGTTAGACATCTGAAAACTGAACAGTCTAGAAAAAACACAACTACTTATCAAGATGATGATGAGCAGCAGAAATCTAGAAAGTTAGTAAGACCAACTAACATATTTAAACGCTAATTTACTTAAATTATTTATTATTAACCCTTTAAATTTAAAAGCCTTATGGCAACTCCAGTTTTGAACAATGGTATATTTCTACGAGATACCAGCTATCAGACTAGCTCACACGTAGACAGCTACCACCTTTCAAACTTGCTGAAGTCAGCTGAACCTACAGATTTAGGTCCAGTAGATTTATGGGCTATGGCACAAAAAGTAGAAATGCCTTTGTACCAAATGTCCAGCTTTGGCGGTAAGAACGTTATCTCAGTAGATAACGCCCGTGGTGAGTACAAGTGGCAGATTCCAGTAACGCAGGATCTTCCATACATTACAGAAGATATTGAATCAGCTAATGCCACTAAAGGTATTGATGGTCAAGCCTTCAAGATTAAAATTAATAAGCGTTCTTTTGGTCATGGTGATATCATCACTTATGACAAGTACAATGGTGTGGAAATGTACATCACAGCTGACGATATTATCCCAGCAGGTGACGGTTTCATTTACACTGTTCAGTTGGTAAACAACGACAATGCTAAGTATTTGGATAACAAATATCTTAAAGTTGGTACTAAGGTGTTCCGTAAAGGTTCTGCTCGTGGTGAATACGGTGAGCGTTTCTCTGACATTGGTAACATCAATGCAGGTTTCCGTGAATTTTACAACTACGTAGGTGGTGCTGAAGCTCACGTTCATTATTCTGTAAGCTCTAGAGCTGACTTGATGATGAAAGGTGGTATGAAAGCTGACGGAACTGTTCCAGTTATTGAAATGTGGAGAAACTTTGACAAGAATGTTGATCCTTCAGTTTCAAGTTTGGAGACAATGGCATCTACTATGGGTAAAGACTATGTAAAGAAAGCTTACGAATCAGGACAGCTTACTCGTACATTCTTGACTTCTATGGAAGCAGCTCACTTGAGCAAGATTGCTAACGACATTGAGACCTACTTAATGTGGGGTCAAGGTGGTAAGGTTAAGCAAGATGGTCCAGATGACATCAGATTGTCTGTAGGTCTTTGGAAGCAGTTGGATAACTCTTACAAGCGTATTTACAACAAAGGTTCATTCAATCTTGACTTGTTTAAGTCTGAGATCTTTAACTTCTTTAATGGTAAAGTTGAGTTCCAAGGTCCAGATCCTAAGCGTGAATTGGTTGTACAAACCGGTCTTGGTGGTATGAAGCTTGTAAACGAAGCTATTAAGCGTGAAGCTATCAACTCTGGCTTGGTGATTAATGCATCTGAAGTAGGAGCAATCACTGGTAAAGGTATGGATCTAAACTTTGGTTTTGCATACACTCAATACGTTATTCCTTTCTTGGCTAACGTTAAGTTTGTATTGAACCCAGCGTTTGATAACGTTCATACTAATGACATTGAGAACCCTATCATTGATGGTTTCCCTCTAAGTTCTTACAATTTCATTATCTTTGATATCACACAGAATACTAACGACAACATCTTCTTGTTGAAGTTATCTTGGGATAATCAATTGAAGTGGTTCTATCAGAACGGTACAATGGATTACATGGGACGTACTCAAGGCTTCCAGTCTTCTGGACAGTTCAACGGTTACCGTGTATTCATGACACAAACAATGCCAGCTATCTGGGTTAAAGACCCAACCAAGGTGTTGAAGATTGTTATGAGAAACCCTGTTACTGGTGGATCATTCTAAAAAATAGTATCTAAGGCAGGGGGATGTAAGTTTCCCTGCCGAAAGATACAACAGTGCCCCCCTGTAGATAGTATCTTCAGGCTTCCTATTGTATGCGTACCATGACGATCACATGAGGAGCTCGCAACTCTTAATAGGTTCTAAATATAAAAGGTTACATTTGTAACCAGTTATAATAAAAAACCAAACAAACCAAACATGAGCGGAGTAACAATCGTGGAGAAGTATCCACAAAACAAAAAGTCCACTATTGCCATTAGACCTTTCTTTGATCCAATGGTAGATAATATGGGACTACAGAAGTATGGATTAAGTCTTTTTGACGGAGCGTTCCACGAGGAACAATTAGCTTGTCTAGAGATTAACGGTATCAAAAGATACGTAACTGGCTTAAATGAGTTTTCTCCAGATGTGAAGGATCTACCTTTAGAAGATCAGGAAGCTAAGATTAAACAGATACGTGTTGTAGTGGCTCAGTTAGAAAGAGAATTAGCTGCTAATGTAGTTGAAGCTACTGACGAAGCTTTTTGGAACAAGATCAAACTTATGAAACCTGATAACTCAGCGTTTTGGGATAAGATCAAAATTAGATGTGGTAATGAACCAACATATTTAGAGCCTGATAAAGATCCATATGATCTAATTAGATTATATGCAATTGAGGCAGGTGGGTTTTCAATAGTAGCTAAGAGTTTAGAAGAAGCTCGTAGAATGCCAGTTCCTCCTAAGTTTTATCTTGATAAACTAGAAGAAACAGCATCAGTACAAACAGAAGTTAAGAAGCTTCGTAACAAGGCTCTTTCTGAACTTCAGAAGTTATTTGACAAGAATCAGAATAAACTTTTATATGTAGCAAAGGTGTTAGATCCTAACAGTGCTCAGTATAAGAAGTCTACTCCTAATGACATTATCTATGATAACATGGATAAGTTTGTAAACGGAGAGTTGGTTGAGAAAGATAAGCGTAAGACTGCTCAAAGGTTCTTAGATGCTGCTACTCTAGATATGGAAACATTAAAGATTAGAGCTATTGTAAAAGACTGTACATATTACAAGTTTATTGCTACTAAGTCCGATGGCTTTATTTATCATATGGAAACTACTACAATGTTAGGACGTACTCCATCTGATTGTATGGAATACCTTAAGAACCCTTTGAATGAGGAAATTTTGGTAGACTTGACTAAGAAAGTAGAAAAATACTGGAATCAGTAAAATAGTATATGAATAACAACTTACTACAGATAAAAATCAAGCAAAGGCTTAATAAGCTTAGCTCCTTTGATTATGACAACATTGAGTGTTGGATGATACAAGAAGCTTTTAATAAAGCTCAACTTGAATGGACACGTAGAAGATTGCACGGATTGAATGCTCTAAAAGAGACTTCAGAAGAAAGTGTAACAGTTGTTGATGATCTTCAGATCTTACTTAAAGAAGTAAATCTAGGTGGTATTGAAAAACCAAAGTTCTTTGAGAGTGATTTTATTCCAGCCGACTACTTGCACTTTGTAAGAGTTAGTTCTGATGTAAAGAATGACTGCTGTCCTAAAAGACCTTTAAGTACTATATACCAAGCTGAAGAAGCTAACGTAGATATGCTTTTAGCAGATAGTTTTAAACAACCTTCTTTTGAATGGGCAGAAACATTCTGCACAATCTTAGGAGACAAGATTAGAATCTATACAAATGGTAAGTTTACTGTTCTTGAACCTAGATTAGTATATTACAGAAAGCCTAGAGAAATTCAGTTTGTAGGTTGTACTAATATATCAACTGGACAAGTGTTTAACGCAAATGTAGAGTGTGAGTTAAAAGATGATATTTGTGAAATCATAGTTGATGAAGCAGCTTCTATTTTAGCAGGAGACATAGAGTCTATGAACCAGTATCAGAGAGAAATACAAAACGCACAAAGAAATAGCTAATGATGCAGAAATTACAAAGACCTGGTCCAATGGGACCTTGTATGGAAACAGCAGCAATGCTGGCTCATGCTCAGGCTCTTACAACTAGTATGCATCAGTTGCATCTAAAGATTACTGGGCCTGGTTCTTTTTCAGCACATAAAGCTCTTAATGAGTTTTATGATGGAATGCCAGATTTAGTAGATGCTGTAGCTGAACAATATCAAGGAGCTCGTGAGAAGCTTCTAGATCTTCCGGCAGTGAGCCCATATAAATGTGGATCTGTACAGGAAGCAATCTCTCACATGAAAGAACTATATACAGAAGTTGATGAGTTACAAAAGATTATGCCTTTCTCTGAAGTAAAAAACCAACTAGATGAAGTGAAAAGTTTGATCTCTTCAACCAAGTATAAGTTAATGTTCTTAAGTTAAAAATGTTTTTTATTTATTTATTTATAACCCTTTAAATTAAAGCCCTATGTATTTTCCTAATGCATTCCGCAAGTCATTCTTGCCTGCTAGCACAACACTTGCTAGCTCTGGTGGAACTGATGCTTTGACTGCTGGACAGATTGGTTTCTTCGATGCCAAGTCTTACCAAGTAGTTTCTGCACAAGCTGCCCCTTTTATTTTGGCTCAAGGTAGTTACTTTGCTGCTGACAAAATTGGCCCCGTTCACGGTGGTTACAAAGAGTCAGTTAAGTCTAAAGTGATTAACCCTAAGTACATCAGCCGTCTTATCAAAGTGACATCTGATGCTGCTCAGAACCAAATCGTATCTGTAGATCCTTCTGCAGCTACAATTTACAGTGATACTACTTACCGTCTACGTCTAGATGTTAAAGGTTCACCTGCTTTACGTTTCGTAAGCCGTAACCTTTATGACACTTTGGATGGATTCAGTGGTTGTGACACTGTAGCTGGTACTACTAACACAGTAGACCAAAACGTGGTCTTACTTAAGTGGAAAGATCAAATCAATGAGTCTCTTTTGTTGAAAGACTTTGTAGTGGCTAAAGTATGGAATTTGACTACAGCTTCTGTAGCTATTGACCCTACTGCAGGTTCTGCAACTATTGTTGTAGCTAACGCTGATGCTGCTGCATTCCAAGTTGGAGAGAAAGTTGTACACGCTTCTTTGGCTGGTGCTTCTTATGTAGTTACTGTTGGTGCTGCTGATTCAGCTAGTTCTGGTAATGCAAACATTGTTCTTAGTAAAGCTGCTGTATTATCTACAAATGGTAATGCTAAGATCTATTCTCAGATTGCAACTGAAACTTATGCTCCAGTTGTTTCTTCTGCAAATGACATTGCTGCTGTAGATTCTCATTTAGAGATCACTGCTGCTTATGTAGAGACTAAGTTTGGTGCATGTACTTTCACTCCAACAGATTTCTACGGTTTGGAGCCTTTGTTCATCTACACTTCTTTTGTAGAAGAGTCTGGTGATCCTTGTGCTGTAAATGGTTTTGTATCTGCTGAACTTCAAGCTCCTAAGCAAGCTTCAGGTTTGGGTGAGACTGTACTTCGTGAGTTGATCTTGGATGGTCGTTACTTACAAAATGCATATCCTGATAGCTCTCGTGTAGATAGCTTACGTATGCGTGAGATTGAAGCTGATCCAGCTTTGGCAACTGTTAACCGTGCTGCTTTGTATGATCAAGTATTGATCTTGCACAACGTACCTCGTTTTAACAACCCTTCTAGTACTTTTGATAATGATCAGTATTTGATCGTAGTTCACGTACCAACTGGTACTGCAACCACTTCAATTACTAACTTCATTGTATCTAGTGCAAGTGCTGCTGGTAATGCTGTTTCTTTAGAGACTGTATAAGGATATTAAAAATATCTAACACTAAGGGAGAGGACCTATGTCCCTCCCTTTTTGTTTTTGGATTATTCCCAAAAAATTGGTATATTATTATTGAGGACCTTTGTCTTCAAATTTATATAAACTATTAAAGTTTACACTAATGGCAAGCAAACATCAGCTAAGTTTAGAGCTTCCTGATACCAACAATATCAAGGTTTTACGTATATTTGATACCAGCATATATGCTGATGGTGTTGGCAAAGACTGTGGTACTCTGAGCGTTACGTCTCCAGGATTTAATCTTCCTGTAAATATAGAATTACTACCTGGATTTAATACCACATTAACAGCCTGCACTTTAGGTTTACAGAAGACAGGATGTAGTGAAGCAGTTCAACCTCTTCCAGACGGTATTTATGTTATTAATTATTCAATGTCTCCAAACAGTCTTGTTTACGTAGAATATAACCATCTTCGTGTAACACAAACTGTAAATAGATATTACAATCTTTTATGTGAGCTAGAGATGAGTGCTTGTGAACCTGATGCTGATGTAAAAGAAAAACTTATTGAACTAAGACTAATAAAAAGTTTTATTGATGCAGCTAAAGCTAAAGTGGAATATTGCCACAGTCCTGAAGCTGGTATGGAACTATTACTATACGCAAAGAAAAGGTTGGATAAGATTACCAACAGTCTTTGTGGAAATGATTGCTAAATCTCACTAAAAAACCAAACAATAATGAGACAGTGTTCAAATTGTGGAACCCAAATTACGTGTGGATGTCAAGATAGGATAGCATCCAATGGCATAAGAGTATGTGCAAATTGCATATCTTTGTATGAACAGCAGTTAATTAATCAGATTAAAACTCAAAATGAGAACGTATCTACAGAACAGAGTTAAATATAACAAGCAGTTTGCTGATGTAATGCACCGTCTGTATAAGCAGATGCGTTATGGTATTGACTCTTGTAAGCCAGACCAAGACAATCAACTTATTTCTATGAGAAAAGAGTTAGTTGAATGGGAAGCTAATGAAGATGAAGGAGCGTTATCTGAAACTAAAATTCAACTTAAAACCTGGCTTGGTGTAAAGTATGATGATGTATTATACTCTAAAGGAGGTACAGGTTACTTTGTATCTGAAGATGGAAAAGGTCCAGCTTTAGGTTTAAACTATAGTGGTCAACAACAATCTGGTCAAAATATCATAGAGATTAATTCTGGTGGATGTATTACAAGAATTAACTTAAATCCAGCTATTACTATTAATCAAAATAGTTCTTTTGTATTTACTCAACAAACACCTGCTACTACATGGGACATTGTACATGGTATGAGTCTTAATCCCAATGTCCGCATTGAAGATTTAGCTGGTGTAGACATTCAAGGTAGTGTTGAGTATCTAGATAATAACAGACTTAAGATTTACTTTAATCAACCCGTAGCTGGTAGAGCATACTTATCATAATGGCATTACAGAAGATATATGTAGACTATGACTTTAATAAGAATAGTATTCTTAATACTAAGTTACAGCCTGTTACTACTGCACAAAGAAATGCTTTAGCTTCTGGATATAATTCAAATGATGCAGGTATAATTGTATATGATACCACTCTAAAGTTATTATATGCTTGGGACGGTAATGAATGGGATCAAATGGGTATATCCCAAACCCAGATTGCTCAAATTGAAGAAGCATTTAATAAAACAGTTGTAGATATAAACATTACAGCTGATAATGAAAATAGAACTATTACTCTTGTGTACAGAGATACACTTTCTATACAAGAGACATTTAAGTTTTCTCATATTCATAATCAAACAGTGTCTAGTTCCACGTGGAGCATTACACACAATCTAAACAAATTTCCATCTGTTTCTATAGTGGATTCTAGTAATGCAGAAGTTATAGGAGAGGTAGAACATATAAACGCTAATTCATTAACAGTTAAATTTTCTGCACCATTTAGTGGGAAAGCATTTTTGAACTAATTATAAAATATAAATATCATGTCTAAAAAGTTTCTAACAAATCTGGATCTCACTAAAAACCAGATAATTAACGTAGCAATCCACAACTTAGGTGGTCCTCCAGCTTCTCCCGTTACTGGTCAAGTGTATTTTGATACAACAGATAAGCGTATTTACTTTTGGGATAGTACAGCCTGGGTAGATATGTCTGGAGATATCCAAGACGTTCTTGGTGGAGCTGGTCTTACAGCATCTACATCAGCTAATGGTGACGTAGTTACTCTTGATGTTAACGTAGATAATGCTACAATTGAGATTAGCAGTGATAGCTTAAGAGTAAAAGACTTAGGTATTGTTACAGCTAAGTTAGCAGATTCTGCAGTTACCACTGTAAAAATCAATGCTAATGCTGTAACATTTGCTAAACTACAACAACTTAATAACTTAACTGTTATTGGTAACGTATCTGGAGCAACAGCTAACGCAGCTGAAGTTGGTATTATTACTGACATGGCTAACTCTAGTTCTACTACGTTAGCTACTTCTACAGCAATCAAAACATATATTGATGCTAACGTAGGTAGTCTTGGTAATTTAGAAGGAGCATGGGATGCATCTAGTGGTTCTTTTCCTGTAGGTTCTAGCCCTGTGGCTGGCACTAAAGCTGGTGACTATTGGTATGTATCAGTAGCAGGAACAACTGGTGGCGTAGCCTTTAATGTTGGTGATGTAATTGTTGCTAAAGTTAATGCAGCTTCTACATCAGTAGCTACAGACTGGATTCAGTTAGAGGTTAACCGTGACCAAGCTACTACAACTGTATTAGGTTTAGTATTTCTTGCTACAAATGCAGAAACACAAACTGGTACAGATACTGTAAAAGCAGTAACTCCTTCAGCTTTATCTTCTCGTACTGCTACAGAAACTCGTACAGGTATTGCAGAACTTGCAACACAAGCAGAGACTGATGCAGGAACAGATGATGCTAGAATTGTAACTCCTCTTAAATTAAAGACTTTATTAGATAACAGAACAGGTGGGTATGCCGCAAACATTGGAGGTGCGGGCACTTCTTATGCTTTGTCACATGGCCTAAACACTATTGATGTAATTGTAATGATTAAAGATAATACCACATTAGAAGAAGTAATTACAGATGTAGTTATAACTGATGCTGCAACAGTAACTGTAAGTTTTGCTGTAGCTCCTGCTGCTAATGCATATCGTGTAATCATCAAGAAATAATAAACTCTGAATGAAATTTCTATCTGACATACTAGCTAAAGCTGGTCTGACAGTAGAT